TTTAAGAGCCTTAAATTGTTTTTATCGGGTTCTCTAAGTTCTTTGTCTAGTATTATCCTTCTTTTCTTTTCTTCTTCTTTTATATTGTATTCGTTCTTTTTAAACAACACTATTATTACCCCCTATGTTTGGTCTCATGTTGCCGTTTTGTGTAGCCCCAGGTACGTTAGGGGATTGGTTTGTGTTAACCATTCCTTGCGGAGCTTGTGGTTTTTGCATTTGTTTAGCCTTATCCACCATACCCTTAACTTCATCATCTGATAACTGAAGTCCTAGTATCTCCTCGATCAACTGTCTTGTTTTTTCGTAGGATATAAGCGACTTAGCTTGTCCTGTTCTTTCATCAGGCATCTGTATCATAGCAAGAGATAATATAATGTTGTAAAGTGCCATCTTATTAGAAGGCAGTCCCTCGCCTAGTGATATTTCTATATCTAAATCAACCTGTTTGGTTGCAAGTTTTTTATCCTCTCCGTTTTTAACACTATAAGTCATCCACTTAGGCATTTTATCTTTAGGAGCTTTAGGATTTTTACTCTTCCAGTTTTCCTTAAACTCTGTATCGGCAGGTATTAGTTCTGGTACGTTCCTTAACTTCTTAGCTTCTACCCATTGGAATTGGTCTGTATCAGCAATTCTTACAGCCTTACCAGTATCCCAAAATTCCATACATAACCCTAAGCAATAAGTTAATGCTTCTCCAAACATGTTAGATAAATCGCTTCTCTTATCATCGATACCAGTATTACCTTGTTGCATTTGAATTCCAGCTTGAGTAGCAGTCATTTGCTCTCCAGTTTCATTACCAGTCATTAAAGCCGAAAACCTTGTAGCTTCTTGAACTTTCTGAAACAGCTGTGCTAGTAGGTTAAATACAACTTCGTTTATTCCAGTACCCTGAACTGTTTTGATAAAGTTGTTAGGATTCTTGCCGAGTATCAACTTGGAAGGATCTGCTTCTGCAAATTCATCTGGATTCACTTTAGCTTGTGGATCTGCAAAAGTTCTCCCTTGAGATGAAAATTTAATAGCCAATATTATTTCATCGTAGAGTTTATTAATTAATTCCTGAATAGGTTTAAGTAGTTTCCCATCGCCAAACCTGTGAAATTCTCCCTCTCTTGGATATAGCCCAGCAAAGAAAAACGGATATTTATTGTGAACATATTTGAAGAAAGGCTCTGTCGGAGACATTCTCTCCCCTTTAGGCTTGACATCTAGCAGGATACCGCAAAGAGACATTTGTATTCTTTCTAGCACTTCGTTTTCGTTATCTCTAGTCCAAACCTCAATCATTGTAAAAGCCTTGTCATCATCTGTTGTATTTGTATCTTCGAATTTAGCAACCTGGTTTCCTAGGGTTATTGCATCTGCAACTTCATCTCCAAATTTTCGTCTAGCCCAACTTATGGGCTTAGATCCAATCTCTCTGATAATATATTCGGCTTCTTGAACATCTTCCATGTCTTTAACGTTGCCATCTACTACAACAGTCCCAATCTGTGGAGTTTTTAATTTAGCAATACCAAAATTATCGAAAGCTTCGTCATCCCAATAAGGCATAACATAACACTCACCAAAAGTTATATATCTTCTCGAGCTTCTTTTAACTCTTTCTTTAATTTTGCTCTCTTTCATTATTAAAGAAATAATAGGATCTGCTGTAGAGGCAAACTTCTGATCTGATATTCCCTTCCCCTTACAGGTAGCAGATATATTTGAGCTTATAAGAGATGATACCTGCCCTTCGATGTTAGGTAGCATTATATTGACAAAAGCATTGATATCATGTTCGTAGGTAGATTCTCTTTCACTCTCATACATTTCGGCAATTTCTTCCCACTCGTCTAAAGTTTCTTGTAAATCAGCCATCCCATCTTGATGTCGCAAAAGGTAGTAATCCACCCTTTTTATTTCTTCTTCTGTCATTAAATCTTCTCTAGCTTGTATAAAATTCTCTTTTAATTTCTCTTCATCAATCATTCATCATCACCCTTAACCTTTCTCCTGCTTGTGAAATACTTTCCATCATCGGTCAAATAATCCTTTTCGTCTATGTTTGGCAATTCTAATTCCCTAACCTTTTTAACGATTGGATTAGCAACGGCAAAAACACCGAGCAAAATACCAAAGATAAAAACTATTACATAAGAAAATGCTATTAAAAATACTTCCATCATTTCACCACCTAATCATAAATTCTTTGAGCTTCCAAATACTTTCTTATTTCGTAATCTGAATAGCCCATATCTTCAAGTTCTGAGCGTGTATTAAAGCCTTTAAGCTCTTTTATATCTTTTTCCACCCTAAGGGTTAACTTGTCCTTTAAAACAAGTGCTATGGCATAAGACATTACTGTATCATCGTGTTTTCCTTCCTCCGCCTCTGGTTTTCCCTTCTCATTCGTTATAAAGGTGAGCATTTCTTTTAAGGTTGTAATATCGTGTACCTTCTCAATATTTTCCCTAACTAAAGTCCTAAGCTCGCCTAGTATGGAATTTCTATTGCCTCGATTGGTATTAAAACCATACTTATTATATAAACTACCTGAAAAAGCATCTGGAGCTTGCTCCCTAATATAAACATTAGGGTAACCTCTTTCAACTAAAATCTTAACAGGGTGAGTAGAATAGTTTACCTCAACAGCAGTTAAAGCCCAGTTATACATATGACCTAAACAATACATCTGCTCTGCAAACAAATCTTCGTCTTTTTCTATCTTTAGTACGGCTTGTTGCTCGCCAGTATTATCAATTACTTGAGCAATATTCCTATCGCTACCATCCCCAGCGGTATCAGCCCCGATACCATAAGGTTTTCCATCGGCAGGCTCAATATATATGTGAGTGCTACCATTTACATTTTCAATAAATCTTATACTTGAATTATCAATAACCTTATCCATGGTATTAGGATCTGTTTCGTACTCGTATTCAAAATCTCCCCTAATAACTGGAAGTTCTTTTTGCATCTTCCGTTCTATAGACAGTTGCCTTGTAATATTTTCAACTGAAAAGTAGTTTCTCCCAGATGCTAAAAAGGCTTCCTCGGGAGTGCAAGGATATTCTTGTTGCACCAACTCTCCCTTGTCTTTCCACTTGTTGTAATACCAGTATAGTTGACTCCATGTAAGTCCTTTTTCCTCTTTAAGCCATTTGCACCTATTAAGACACCACATTTCCGATTGAACATCCTCGCTTGGAACAGAAGTTTTTACTTTTTCTACAAAATCTCTCTTAGCTCTGCTTGGGTTAATCTTGTATTCAGGAGTTTCCCACCATTCAAAGAAAAGATTTTCCCAGTTATTATCAGCATCCCACAAGTCCTTATACTCATTATAACCATTTGCAGTTGTTTCGATAATAGCAATACAGTTTTTAGTAAGAGCTTCCATTAAACCACCAAGAGAAGTTTTTAGATCCTTCCAGAATGCACCTTCTGAGCCGTGGAAGAAGTTAATAGTCTTTGAACGACCTGCATCCTTGTTACCAGCTGTATTAATCCTCCACCTGGAGTTTAAGCCAGTACCCTTGTCGTTTTGAAAGTGTAACTCACGTCTTGTATTAAACTTCTCTTCTGGTTTAAGTAAAGGAGGTAGTAAATCGTAAACATACTTAGCTTTATCTTGAAATATATCCGTAGCATTTTCCGTTGAATCAGCGAGAGTGTAACCAGCAAAGTTGGGCTGGGTAATGGATATAGCCAACTGATATGCCGTTATAAACGTTGTAAAGCCCTGTTGCCTACCTTTGAGCAATAAAAAATACAGGTGAGTTCTTTCCCCTGCTTCATATTCCTCTATAGCCTCGTTGATCCTGTTTAAAAACTTCCTTTGAACATCATTTAAAAAGAAAGGTACTGTTTTCTGGTTTTTATCAACAACTAAAAAAGCCATCTCGATTAAATATTCTGGGTGAGCGTAAATCTCGAGCAAAAGCTCTCTCCCCTCTTCTTCCGCTAAGTACCCAGACAAAGACTCAACAAATTCTTTATCCTTTTTCAAGTCCCTTGTTAATCTCCATAACTTTTTCCTTGACTCAATTAATTTCTCGCAAGTTAGTTCTCTTGTATTGCTCATCTTATCACATCCACCAGGTTTTCCCCTGTCAAATAATCATCTATCTCGGCAACTATAAAAAACCAATGTTTTCCACACTTAACTATCTTAACTACCTCGCACTCGTAGTGATTACCATTATATTCAACCAATACTATACTTCCTACATGCAATCCCATATATAACCACCCCATAGTACCTATATTAAGTTAAAAGTCCTTAAAAGCCATTGTCGTTGCCGTTTATTTTCTTAAACCAATCATAATTATTACCGCTACCATTTAAAAGTTCACCAGCATTATAATCCGTGTACTTAGCTTCCTCGTAATCGGCTATCCTCTCAACTAAAGCAATTCCCTCAGCTTCGTTTCCATCAAAATCTATCTTTAAAAGTCCATCATCATATTTTATTTTCATAGTCTACTCCTTTGGTAATCTATTATATTAGTCCTTTTTTTTAACTCGTATTTGTATTCTTGTATTTTGTTAGCAGTCTTATATGTTTCTTCCTGAATATCTCTATTGTAATTTTCGTGTTCGCTGTAATCCGTAGCTGTTATTTCATCCTTATCGTATGTTCTATAATATTTCATCTCACTTCTCCTTTGCACATTCAGGACAGTAGTTCTCCCATTCTTTTCCATTCTTGTTAAAAGTCCAGCCATTTTCTTTTGCATAATCTACAGCATCATCAAAAGATATAAAACCTGGAACGTAACAACCACATATATCACACTCTATATACCACTTACCATATTCCTTGACTATCATAACAAACCTCCTGTTCATAGCCTATGTAATAACAACTGCTACAACCAACTAATACAAAAGCCTTGATGGTGTTCAAGGTCTGTTCATAGCCCCGATAATTTAAAAAGAGAAAGGATACCTACTAGATATCCTCTCTATATATAAGGAGTGTGTATGAAAAAAATGAAGCACACCAAGAGCCTTATTCATATAATACTTTTTTGCCATTCTTCCTAGCATATACCTTCTCTTTTTTTGCACCTGGACTATCTACCCAATTATCTAGCATATATATAGCATCACATACGTCTATCATAGCATAACATACATGTAAATACTCACCATACTCAAATCCCAACTTCATAAAACTAGGATTCATTACCACATGCCCCTGCGATTCCAACAGCTCCTCCGCTTTTTTGAACTTTTCCTTGTATCCCTTGTAACCTGTTATCTTACCTGCTATATATATTTTCATAGTTAAAAGTCCACCTCTTTTGTATATTTATTAGGAATATCCAATAAAAGTATCCCGATATCCCGTGATTATATATTTTAAAATTAATTTTTATACATAAGTTAAAGTCCCCAAACCCAAAACCTAGAAAAAAATCGTGAGGGTGTATCTATACATAATACTACCCACCTTCGTTCCTGCTGGGATAGGGGTAGGGGGGTCAATCGCTGTATAATGAACGGGCGGGGGTGTGTGCGACTCATCTTTTGTCTCAAAACGTATATTTTGCGACATAATAGCCGTACCCGTTGCAATTACTAGCGTCTAGTCATCAAGCACCTCTGCATCAACCGCCTCGAGCCTGTCTATATCCTTCAGCACCGACTCCAACTTGCGGGTAACTGTAATCTCTTGGGTGTCCTTCCATTTGTGGGCTTGCTGGGACTGTGTTGCAAGTAGATGCTTTTGTGCTGTAACTGACGGCTTGATGTATTCCTCTCTTGTAGTAGTTTCAACCGTTCCATCGCTCGTCTCCTTAACCTGCTTTAATTGCACCTTATAGCCTAAAGCGGATTGATATATTGCACCTGCAACTTTTGCAATTTTGCCATGTTGTCCTTCCCTTACAGCATCCGCAAAGGATTCGTATTTCCTGCACCACCTGAAAAAAGTAGATTCATCAATGCCGATTTCCTTGCAGACCTGCTGGACTGGCTTTCCTTCAAGCAGTTTATCCTCTACTATTTTATTTAATATTGGGGTATATTTTTGCCTTTTATCAACGGCTACTGGTATATATTTAGCCATAAAATCACCTCAACCCTTGTAATATCAATACATTGAAACAAGACCTCACGGATTGCAAGATCTTGCACAAAGAAAAAAAAATAAAAAAAACTAAAAAAAAAATCATACTTTTTTACATTTTTATCATACCATTGAAATTACTGCATTTAAAAGGACATAAAAGTGACATTTTGCAAGATTTTGCAGACTTTTGCAAAAATTTGCAGGGCGTTTTAGCAATTTTACCCTTGACAGTTGTCGGGCTTTGATATAAGATAGCACCATAAACAACATAGCAACACAGCAAACAGCACCTTGACAACTTAATATAATACTTTTAGCGGTTGGGGATACCCGCAATGACAACACCCCAAAGGTAGACAAATAACTCACCTTTCATGGTAATGAATTTACTAGTGTAGAGCCTACAAAACCCTAATTACTGGGCGGGATAGGGCTTACAGATGCGAGCACACTTAAAAAAGCTATTGCATGGACACCAACTAAAAAAACACTCTTTACACTCTTTTGAAAAGCAGGCTCAAGCCTTCGGCTTGTGTCCTGTGTTATGTACTAGGGTATTATAGGCTTTAGTATATAATATAGGGCATCCCTTATCAGGGGTTGCTGAAACAAAATTAAATTTAAAGGAGTGTATTATCATGACTAATGCGGAAATAATTCAAGGTGAAATACTAGCAAGGGGTATAACTCAAGAGGTTGATACCTATGCAGGCTGGAAACGTAAAGGATTCAAGGTTAAGAAGGGCAGTAAAGCAACATTTAAGACCAAAATCTGGAAACCTAAAACTAAAAAAATCAAAGACAAAGACGGCAAAGAAACGGATAAAAAAGAAGAATATTTTATCATGGTAAAGGCTTATTATTTTACAAAAGCACAAGTCGAAAAGGTGGCAGACAATGAAAAATAAACCGATTGACGGGCTTGAAAAAATAGCACAAGAAACCCTTAACATCCCAACCCTAGAAACCCGTAACATGGATGGGCTGGATTTTCATGAGGTGTCCGTCTGGAGTTTAAGACGGGCATTAATGCAGGCTTATCGGTTAGGTGAAAAAAATGCAGGTTGACAAATTTAAGGGCTTGAGCCTTGCAGGCTTGAGCCTTTAGGTGGGGCAACCCAAAATCTAAGTAAGGAGTGTAAATATCATGTATAAACAGTTAAGTATTAATAACATAGTCAAGGAGACTAGTAGTAACAGCAAGGAGACCTTTTATAAGTTACGCTTAATCAGGACTCCAGTAGTTGGGGAAAGTACCTTCAAGGTTGAGAGTCCCGACCAGATATATAATAAATATAGGGCTTATTTTAACGGGCTTGACCGTGAACATTTTGAAATATTGCACCTAGACACTAAAAATAAAATAACTAGCAAGGAAATTATATCCATCGGCTCGCTTAACCAAAGCATAGTACACCCGAGGGAAGTTTTTAAAAGTGCTATATTAAATAATAGTGCTAGTATAATATTACTGCACAACCATCCATCGGGAGATCCTAAACCATCTCGGCAAGATATAGATGTAACCAAAAGGCTTGAAGATGCTGGAAATATCCTTGGTATAACAGTAATAGACCATGTTATATTCGGGGAAAGCGGTTATATAAGTTTCAAGGAAGAATGTATATTATAAAGCAACTGCAAGGGCTTGAAGTGATTCGAGCCTTTTAAGGTGCTTTATTGCACTAAAAAAATAAAGGAGTGTAAAAAAAATGAAAATGAATAACTTGCAGGTAGGCGACTACTTTCACAACAGCAACGGCAAGGACTACAAGATTATAGCAGTTTATGAATTTAAAGAAAATAAAAACGGGCGATGGGCTTGCTGTATATTGAAAAACCCTTCAAACGGGGAATACATAGTAGCAAAGCACATAATGAAAACCGATGAAGGCTATGCTAGGGGTTGGGCTTTTGGCTATTATACAAGCAACCTTGAAGAGGCTAAAAAAGAATTTATAAGATATGCACAACTAATCAATATAAGCGAATAGTTGCAACAAGGCATGGGCTTGAGCCTGACGGCTTGAGCCTATTACTTAGGGCAACCTAAAATAATTTAGTAAGGAGTGTATAAAATGGGAAACAGAGCAGTTATTACAACAGAAGACAAGCAACTAGGTGTTTACTTACATTGGAACGGAGGCAGAGATTCGGTGGAGGGATTCCTTGAATTTTGTAAAAGAAAAGGTTATCAATCCCCTGAAAAGTCTGGCGAGGGCTGGGCTAGGTTAATACAAGCAATTAGTAACTTTATGGGGACTAGTGTCTATGTGGATTTATACCAGCACTTAGACGTGGATAACTACGACAACGGGGTATATATTATTAGGGATTGGAAAATCGTTGATAGGCTTTTTAAAAGATACCCTGAACAGCAGGAGTATAAACTAGGGGATTTTCTTGTAGAATTAAATAGTAAACAACCCGAACCATTTAGGCTGGAAGAAAAGGATCTCCTTGAAAAGTTGTTTACACCTGAAAAAATTGAATTAATTAATAATAAATCGATTTTATCTGGTGGTGAAGGGCTGGACTTTTGGGAGGTAAATTGCAGGGCAGAAGTTGAAGGCGATTACATAAAAGTTACAACTTGGGAGGAAAACGGCACAGAGATTACTGAACTGTATGAATTGCTTGAAATACTAGACAAGGATTATATACAAGTAGAGTCCCCTGAAGGTGAGGTACATTACCTTAGTTAAGCAACTACGATGCACTTATACAAGTTATAAGTGTATCAGTAAGGGCTTAGCACCTTAAAAATTTAAAGGAGTGTGAAAAAAATGTTAGTAGAATTTGAAAAGATCACAGGGAAACCTAAACCCGCACATTTATATCTTGGTGAGATTTTTAGGATTGACGGCTTTCAAGATGAGGATAGCAACGGTTATTACCTTCTTGCTATGGTGGATAGCGGATATTTTAACTTAATACACTTGGCAAGCGGTGAAAGGCTTACAGCGAGCGTCTATGTATCCGATACTAAAAAAATTACATCGGCAGAATTAGTTGAGATATTTCACGATTACACAAATAAAAACTATAAAATTGAACATCTACCTAATTGCAGTATAAAAATAATACAAGATTGGAGTGTGTAAAATGGATAAAATTGCTGAAAGTAAATTTTCAAAAATTAAAAAAATGGTGGAGGAAAATGATGGCAGGTGGCTTTATACCATCGATTCCCACGGTGATGTAAAAACGGTTACAGACCTAGAGATTGGCGTAAATGCCTTACGTTTTAAGCATTTGAACGATACCAGAATTCACGGATATCACTACAAAAAAATAAAAATAGAAAACCCTAGACGAATAAAGTTAAACGATACCGATTATCTGGAATGGGGTGTGTAAGATGGCTTACAAAAGAAAAACCAGAGACGAGTATGAGATACAAGGATACCATGACGGTTACGGCTGGGAGATGGAAACAACTGAAAGCACTTGGAAAGATGCAAAAAAACAACTGGTATGTTATAGAAAAAACGTTACCTACCCAGTAAGGATAGTTAAGAAAAGAATACCGATAGTATAAGATTGCTAGAAGGCTTGGGCTAACACAGTTCGAGCCTTGCATGGAGTCTTAGACTTCAAATAAAAGTAAGGAGTGTAGAATTATGAATATTAGAGAATGGCAAGAAAAATTTAAGGCAGGCGAGTTTGAAACTGGGAAACCTTGGGATGCTAATTGGTATGACTGGTGGTGCAAGGATGAGTCTTTGCGATATAAAACTGAATTGTTAGGAAACAGAATTGTTAAAAAGTTAAAAAACTCCAGTAAGATCAACCTTGAGACTATGGAGGTAGGCTTTAAAAACAACTGTCCTATGGTTGGCAAATTATATGATGACATAAGAATAAACGACATTGATTCAATTTATAATAACTATGTTATAGTTTACAACGATGACCGAGAGGATACTTTGTGGACTTTATATGAAATTAACCCAGACGGTAAGGATATAAAGCACTCTTTTAAAGGTTGTAATGATGTTGTCGCTTGGCTTAACAGTTGAGCAACTACAATGCACTCAGGGGCGACTTTGAGTGTGTTGGTAAGGGCTTAACCCTTAAATAAATAAAAGGAGTGTAAACTATGAAAAAGGCATATCTAAAAACCTACACCGAGCATCAATTCAACCAGATGGTAGGTATTAACATGGAGCTACATGACGGTAAGTTAAGGATATCTACCTTAAACGATGATGACATCAGGGAAATTAAAAACAACTTACTGCAAGACGAACATATGGAGTTTGGCGATAAAAAGATAATTGTCAAGGGTAGTACCGACTACATAACAATACAAAAATTCCTTAGAACAGAGACTAATACCTATGTGTACCTATTTATCGAACAGCAGAACAAATTGACCGTTCACGGCGGTATAACAAGAATATTTATTAAGGAGGTTGAGAGATGACGTTTTTAAAGGCGACTTTATACATTTACGGGTTTTTATTCGCCTTGTCTTTTATAACTTGGGCTTTTCAGGACAAGTTAGACTTAGGCGAGGAAGAAATTCAGGAAGATGAGGTTGAAAATATTGACAAAGAAGGTAGGTGGAATTAATGAAAACTATTAAGATTTTAACTCACGAAGATGTCGACAATATGTATGAATATCAACTAACAAATAAGTATTTAATCGAGACTTCATACATGGGAAAACTTAGTCCAGATACTTACTGGGCTTCGAGTAGCGACAGGATTGAATTAACAGAGGATGAAGTAGATAAGTTAAGCAAGATGGATGCAGGCGAGATACATAAGTGGTATTACGAAAGACTAAGGAGTGATTTGAATGGATAACCCTTGTAACGGCTGTACCAACGAAGTTAAAAAGGGTATGAGAAATGGCAAGGCAATCGGCAGAAGTGTCGGTTGTCATGCTTATTGTACCGAGTATAAAAAGTGGAAAAAATTAAACGATAAGAGAAAAAGAAAAAAATACCTAGATGATGAATATACTGGGTATATAAGTGATCTGCGACATGCAGAAAAAAAGGAGTGGAATAGATGATTAAATACGGCAATTTAAAGCCTGATGGTAAATACAGATTGATAAGAGACGGAATGACAATAGGTGAAGGAACTGTAGAGGAAATATCTAAACAAACGGGGAAAGGTCTTGAGGAACTCTTTCACTACAGGACACCTGCTTATAAGTACAACGATTACGGATACAGAATGATTAAAATTAGTTAGGAGTGATGTTATGGAGTGCCCTTTAGAGGTAATGCGAGATATAAAACGTGATACAAGGGATGATCTTGCTATTAAATTTAGAGTTAATACTACTACGATCTACAGATGGGAGACTAATAAGATGATCCCATCGGCTGAGAATTTTTTACAGATTGCAGAATATTTAGAGTTATCTGTTGGTAGTGCTATAAGAATGTGGTTAGATTGGAGTAAGACAGAGAAAGGAGAAACAGTTGAACAAATAATAAATAGTTAAAGGAAGGGTATATATACCCTTCCTTCTTTTTTTGTTCTTAAAACTATGAAATTTGCTTTGTTTCTTGTATGTCTAGTATGAGGTCTACTGCTTCTTCTACTATTTCGAGTAATTCTCTATCTACTTGGACATCATTTTCCCTACACAGTTTTATTGTGTAGGACTTCACCAGAGCTTTTTGCTGATTTAATGATTTATCGCTTAAATCTTCTACCATGTAATACGCTTGTACGACATAGTTGGTTGCCACCACCAGCCTATCTTTGTACTTAAACTCTTCTCCTAGTCTCTCGACCATTAAATTGACAAGCTTCAAGGTCAGTTCTATTATTTGCTTCTCGTGCTCTTCTACTTTGTATTTTCTCATAAAATAAATCCCGCCTGCTCCAATTAAAATCACTACCGCAAGCATTAATAAAGTATAAATTGAATCCATAATTATTTACCACCTTTTATTTTATTTTTTGATAATAGGTCTAAGCCGTTCACAGTTCCTAGTGCCGTTATAAGTCCTAGTGTCATGGTAAGATAGTTGCTCGGTACATCTCCCCTTACAAATGCAAAGTAAGTTGACGAAGCAAAAGCTATCAAGAACGTAATTACCAAAGAACTAACCTTGGTTTCGTTGATGCTTAATCCATCTTTTAAAAAGTTCAGTTTCATGGGATAACCCCCTTTTGTAATATATTTGCTCTTGACAGCTTCATATTTAACTTTTAAGGGATTATTTTACTCATCAAAGATGTTTAGTATGTCTGAAATATAAACGTTTTCGTGCATTTTGCCATCTACATCAATGTTAAAACTTATCCCTTCTTTTCCCTTATTTATATCTGTAATAGTGCCTTCTTGATACCTATTGCATGCTGTTACGAATATAACTCTACAGCCTTTTAACTCCATTATATTAACTCCGTAAAATGTATTGGTTTAGTCAGTTTCTTGGTGTCTCTACAGTAGTTGCATAATCCACATCTGTCTGCAACTACTTCTCGCTCTCTGATTTGCTTAAATCTTGGTACGTTTGCTTCAAGTAAAGATAGAGCATCATCTAAGTCTTTTTGGTTAAAGCCTATTATCTCGAGGTCTGTTTCTTTTGAGTAGGTTGGTTTTTCAATGCCTGCTATGTAATATGGTAGCTTCTTGCCACTTGTTATCTCTACTCCTTTTTGATATAATGCTCCTTGTATGTCGTAGCCCCAGTACCTTACAAAATCTATCTTGCCCCAGCCTTCTACATAGAGTGCTGAGTGTAAGTCTCTGGTGGTTTTTAAATCGACTATTGCCGTGTTGGGTACGAGAGAGTCGATCTTGCATTTCCAGTTAAGCCCAAACAGTTCAAAGGTTAATATTACTTGTTTTTGTCCAGACATATACTTCATAAACAAGTCATCTCTCTCTGCTCTCATTATCATATTTTCTGCATCTTTATATTTAGCCTTTAGTGTGCCATTTTTGTTAAATATTTCAGGAGTTTCTGCCTTAAATTTAGGTAGTGTTCCCTCAAAGTAAGCATCTACATAAGAACCTACCAACATAGCCGTAGATGGCTCTTCATAGTATCTGCCTTCCAGCTTAGCCAATCCCATAGCTTCACACCCTGGTTTACCTATCGCTCCCATCATTTCAGTATATTGAGAGTAACTAGCATAGTGCTGGTTAGCTTCTCTTGAATAATAATTCTCTGCTGTTAATACAAAATCACTCATTCTCTATCGCCCCCAAATCTTTTAGGATTACTTTTATATCTCTAATTGCTTCTCCATATCCACACAATTTAATTATCTCTTCGTCTATTTTTTCTCTCTTAGCTTTTTGTTTTCCTTCTAGTCTTTGTAATACTATACTACCAACGTCTTTTTTTAACTTGGTAAACATATCTTTTTGCTCTTCTTTTTTAGTAGGCTTATAGGTGTTTATGCCTTCTTCTCTATCTTTGCTTATGTCTATTTTCCCCATTATTCCACTCCTTTATCATCTAATTTTTTGAAAAACTCTTTGTGTTTTTTCTCTTTTAGTTTTTTGTACCTTTCAAATTCTTGCTCTATATCCTTTAGTCTTGCAAGCTCCTTGTCGCTTATAAGATTTATCCCTGCTCTTGTGCTTAACCTGTCTCTATTTCTGTATAAATATGTTTCATAGTTTATGTACCCTTTGTCTGCCATATCTTTAGCATTATCGTTAATTTTCTTTACTAACCCACTCATGAGCTCTGATTTTATTTTAGCTTCTATTTCACTTCTCTCCATATCTGTCATATCGACAACTGCTTCTGCTGTAATTCTTATATAATCAATCATATCATCACCCTATCCTTAGCATTTTGTGTCGCTTATCCCCATATACAAAAGCAAGAGTTTGGTAATGGAATACCTCTTCCTTAGACTTTCCTAAAGCCTTTGCTATTTCAGGGATTGTTCCTTCAATTGTTTTTTCTCCATCTTTGTAGTATGCAAATTTACCTTTTTTATTTACTGTATTTTTAGTTCTCATATCCTACTCCTTGATAAACTCTATTTTATCTTTATTCTCTGTGAAAAATCTCTCCCCTACAAACATCTCTTCTAGTTCAACTCCGTCAACTTCTGAGTCAATTAAATATTTCATGTCTGGTTCTCTGTATTCGTTTATGTTTACTATTTGACATTTATATTTCTTACCGTTGCTGGAGTGTAATATAAATCTGTCTCTTGCCTTCAATCGTATCACTCCTTTCAATCGGTGAATATCCTGATATTTCCCCCATCCATTGTGTAACCAAAACATAGGTTGCCGTGGTCACATATTAATGCTAACTCTGTATTTGACAGCCCTTCTGGGTTGTCTACTATTTTATATATATTATGATGATATCCAAACTTTATACACTCAACTTTTGCCTTATCTTTAATCTCTTTATATATTTGTTGGTTTATCTTAGCTTTTTCCATTTCATTTTTAGTAAAAGCCCACTTATTGTATATTTTCTTTTCCATGCTCTCTCCTTTATAAAAACACGGATAGCAACAACGTTTGAACAATTATATGTCACTATAATTTAGTTCCAGAGATTTAACCTACTGCTACCCATGTCTTTAGCTTATTTATTTTTCCTTCTCTCGTACTCTTTTCTTGCCTTGTCTCGCTCAGATATTCTCTTGCCTTTTCTTTTCTTCCTGAGCTTAGATTGTTCTTTTAATATTTGATACTTCCTTTTGTGATATTCCTCTTCATTCAAGTAGTCGTTATTTTCTACTCTCATATAAAATATCACCACCATCGGTTTCATCATCGTATTTAAAAGGGATATCATCTTCTCCAGGTATGTAGAAGTTTGTATCATCAAAGTTAATTGCCTGCTTACCAGTTATTCTTTCAATCTCTTTAAGTAGGTTTAGTTTCCACCTGATTTTATCTTTTATTTCCTTTAGCTCCCACTCATGCTCTTCAATCTCGTCTAGCAATTTAGACATAAATAGGTCTGATGTATTAATTTCAACATTTCCCTCTACCATTAGTAGGTCTGTAAGGCTAACCTCTAGTGCCTTTGCTATATCTTTCATTTGGTCGTATCTTGGATACCTTGTTTCTTGTTCATAATGCTGTATAGTTCTAGCTGATAGCCCTGCTTTTTCAGCGAGAGCTTTTTGTGTTATGTTTTTAGTTTCTCTGATTTTCTTAATGTTTTCACCTAACATTTAATCACTCCTTTATACTGTATTGGGATTAGGCATCATATAATCTTTACCTATCTCTTTCCACAAGTGCAAACAGTGAGGATGCACGTTTACATACTGGTCTTTAGGTGGATGGAATTGTACTACTGTTTCATCGTCATTCCAAAATACATCTTTAATCATACACATTTCATCCCATGTAGGATTTTTATGTTTATAAGATATGCTGACGTGTTCCCATCCGTCGTGCCATGATGCTATGAATACCATTTTGTTTTTAACCAATGGATGAACTACTGTTCCACCTAGAGCATATTGCCCTTCTTGCTGTATATTTAGTCTTGGACTTTTTTTAATTTCTTCTATATCTCTCATACTAGCTCCTTTATTAAAATAGTTGCATTTGTCCTGGTTGTTCATCATCTATTAAGTCGTTATAGTAATCCTTATTTACTCTGCCTAACCTCTTTAAAGCTAAATTATAGTAGTTTTTATCAATTTCAAAGCCTATAAAAGCCCTGTCCGTGTTTAAAGATGCTATTGCCGTACTACCACTACCCATAAAAGGATCGAGAACTAAATCACCTTCGTTACTGCTGTGTCTTATCATTTTTTCTAGTATTCGTAAACCTTTTTGATGTGGGTGTGTGCTTTCATCATGATTAATTTGTTCCATTCTTATAACATTAGAAAAGCCATTATCATTGTAGCAAGGTTTCCCTTTTTCTAGTACAAGGCATAGTTCGTGTTGGTTTCTAAAGCCGTAGCCTAAACCAAAGTTATTTTTTACCATAACCAGCAACATCCTTATTTTAAAATTGGTATTTTCTACTATGTAATTCCTTAAATCAACTTCGTGTTTCCAGTTCGTGAACATATATAAGTTGGTATCTTGTTTCATTTTAGGATATATTTTATCTAATAACTTATAGTTTATATCTATCGTGTTGTTAGCTATTTCTTTGTTGTTCCTGCCGTAGCCAACTTCATCCCCGTAAGGTGGATCGGTTAGCACTAAATCAATGCTGTTGTTTGGTAGGTTATCTATAAGCTCTATGCAATCCCCTAGATATATTTTGTTTTTTTCAAACTGCATAAGCATTCTCCTTTATAAGTAATTTCTTCCACACTCTTCCATAAATTTTTTATGGGAGTATTTTTTTTCAAATTCCCTCTGAGCTTTTTTCTTATACTTTAAAGCTAGTTGGTAATCCTGTTGGTGTAGTTTCCTATGACATGTATCACAAAGTGTTACCATGCAGATGTCTAAATACCTTTCAGAGAAGGATTT